AGCCAAGCCGAACTAGCAAGAACCCTAAAAACTTCAACAGGGGCAACAGATAAAGCCGTAGCCGCTACCGAAACATGGATAACTAAACAAGGCCAATTATTAGGTTTTACAGACGACGAACTACGCCCCGCGTTGGCAGGTTTGGCACGTGCTACGGGATCCGTTGAGAAAGCCCAAAAGGCCGCAGGGCTTGCCATGGACATATCGGCCGCTAAGGGCGTCCCGCTTGAAACTGTCACCAAGGCATTAGAAAAGGCTTACGGTGGCAACCTAACCGCGTTAGGCAAGTTAGACCCCGCCGTACGCGAAATGGTCAAGGGTGGCGCGTCTCTTGATGAAGTAATGGCCAAACTAAGTACCACGTTTGCAGGATCTGCCACAACGGCCGCTAACACGACGGCGGGGCAATTTAAACGTTTAGGTATTGCTATGACCGAAACAAAGGAAAGCATAGGCACCGCGTTACTTCCCGTTATCGAGGCGGCGCTACCAATTTTACAAAAGTTCGGCGCGTGGGCACAAGAGAACCCCGGCGCTTTTGTCGCTATTGCGGGCGCTATTGGTGGCGTAGCGTTAGCGATTACGGCCGTGAATATTGCTATGGCCCTGAACCCATTTTCTGCGATAGCGGCGGGTATTGCTTTACTGGTTGCGGGCGTCGTCGTGGCCTATAACAAGTTTGAGGGTTTCCGTAACGTTGTTAGGAACGTTGTAAACGGCATAGCGTCCTATTTTGAGTTTATGGTGAACGCATGGATTACCGCTATAAACGTCGTTATTCGCGGCATTAACTTAGTAAAGCCCGGTAAAGACATTGTCTCGCTTTCTAAGGTTTCGTTTGGTCCCGTTATCGGTCCCGAAGGTAGAGGGCCGTCAGGGGCCGACAAGTCGCGTTTAGATACTGTCCCCGCTATGGCGGCCGGTGGCATAGTCAATAAAGCCACATTGGCCCTAATAGGCGAGAAAGGCCCCGAAGCGGTAATACCGCTCGATCGTTTAGGCGCTATGGGAACTACAAACGTGACAATACATGTAAACGGTGGCGACCCACAATCCGTAGTAAACGCTTTACGGCGCTACCAACAACAAAACGGCTCTATTCCTATCCGAGTAGCGTAGCCATGCCGTACGCACCGCCTAACGTTTATTACGCTTCGGTTTTTGACGGCACCTATACAAAGTTAGACGGCGTACAAAGTGTTTCTATTAACCGTGGAAAGTCACGGTTCCAAGATCCCACGCCAGTTACCAAATGCCAAATAGAACTAATACCCCAAACCACCTACCCGGCCGCTATAACTATCGGCCAATTTATAGATATTCGAGACACCAATAGCGGCGCTTCGTCTGCCTATTTTGTGGGTCAAATTACCGATATAGAACGAACCTACGACATTCCATACAACGCAGGTACAGGGTTCGCACCGGGCGACCGTGTAACTATTACCGTTACGGGCGGTACTGGCGTTCTTGGTTCGGGCTATGGTTCGTCGGGTTTTGGTTCAACGGTGGACGCTACATATTCACTTATGACGGGTTCCATGCAAATAGCAAACGTTTACGCAATTACACCCGCAAACATTGGGTTTAATTATGGCGTTTTTGGTAGCCCCGTTCCTATTGGCCAAAATGTCATTATGCCGGGTCTAGCGCCATGGCTAGACACAATTAACGACACGTTAAATACCGTTCAATATTCCATGGACGACCTTGATTTAAACCGTGTGTTTAAAGCAAACTATTTCAACATTGCTAGTGTGTTTGCGGGCGTTTATTTTTACCCAACTGGACAAACTGGCGTAACGCTTAGTTTTGTAGACGACGGATCTACGGGCGCAAGTATCTATAAATACGGCCTTATTCAATACGCTTCGTCTATTCAAACGGCTTTCAGACAAGTCATCGTTACTTCATCATTGGCCGACCAAGAACGAACAAGCGGAAGCGCCCCGTTTGTAGGGTTCAGTTATTCCACATTGGCCGCAACTGTCACCCAAGCCCAACAATTAGGGGATTATGTTTTAACGGTCAATAGTTCAACAACGCCGACGCCGTTTACCATTGGCGTTAATACCGCTATTCAAGACAACATAGGGGAACTAGGCAAACTTGCTAATTGCCCTATTGGTACAGGAATTACGGTGAAATTTCGCGGGACGACAGTAAACGCTACGGTTTGCGGCCTTAACGTCAATTACTACCCCGAATACGCCAACATGACGTTAAACCTAACCCCGTCGCTAGGTACTCCGTTCACGCTTGATAGTACGGCGTTTGGCATTTTGGACACTAACCGTCTTGGATACCCGTAGTAATGAAACCAACAATATTCCCCAATGGATTAGGATAAAAACAAATGGCTATAAAAACTTTTACTAGCGGATCGGTGCTTACGGCGGCCGATACCAACACTTATCTAGCCAACGCCGGGCTAGTTTATGTTGCTAGTACAACTTTTGCGGGTTCTGCCGGCGTCGAGATGTCTAATTGTTTTAGTAGTACTTACGACAACTACAAAATTCTAATTACCTACTACGGAAGTAGCGCGTCTAATGGTTTGCTTCAAATGATGACAGGAACAAACACCAAGGAAACAGGAAGCGTTTATTACAGGTGGGGCTATTATTGGTCCACTTTTATGAACAACTTAAATTCAGGGCCAAACACAAACGAGTTTATTAACAATCATGGAACTACCGCGTCTATTTTTGCCACTAGCGAACTAACTTGTTTCCGCCCAAATGTTTCAGGGGTTCGCACAACTTCTACCCTTCAATCTTACGATCCTGCTTCGTCGTTAGTCATTACGACAACTTCAACAGTTGCCACAACTACGGCGTATACGGGGTTTTACTTTTACCCGCCGGCAGGCAACATTACAGGAACAATTAGCGTGTACGGATATAGGAAACCATGAACGACCCAAAACCACATATACACAGTTACGACGCCGAAACAGGCGAAACCGTAATTAGAGAACTAAGCCAAGAGGAAATAGACGCGCTAGCACAGGCAACAGATGAAACGCCTAGCCTTAGTTAGCCTTCTCGCCGTCACACTTACCGCGTGTTCGGACCGTACCCGTGTCAATTGCGAACGCATAAAAAACAAAGCCCCCGGCGTGGTGGCAACAAACCAAATAGAGGGGGGCCGTTGTGGCTAACGAAAACCGACTAACAAACGAACAAATAAAAGCCCGCATAATTTTAACCGTAGCCATAGGTTTAACATTCGCGTTCGTTATCTCTATCGGATCATTGCTTTACGGCTTATTGTTTGTTGTTCAACCAATCGAACAAGCACCAAACGACGCGGAAGCGTGGGCCGTACTGTCGCCCATGCTTATGACCCTTGCGGGCGGGCTTATTGGCGTCTTAGCCGGTAACGGGTTGAAGGACCGCCCCAAGGACCCGCCGACACCGTGAGAAAATACCCGTATTACCCGTCTTACAACGCAGGTAAAGAAACGCCCGGTATTCGTCGTCTAGTCGATCTATGTTCTCGACGTTGGCACACTAAATGCCTAGGCACCTATGTTTTACGCAACATGAGAAACAACGCCAACCCGCCACAGTTATCCGTACACGCCACAGGCGCGGCCGCCGACATTCAATACAAAGACGAAGCCCAAGCCCGCGAAATGTGGGACTGGTTTTTAGGTTCTAGCGAACTAGGCGAACACTCTAAAATTCTTGGGCTAGTCGAAATACATTGGTATAACTTCGGCACGTGGGGCGCGGGCTATCGGTGCCAGCGCGGCGAGGGCAAAAGAGGCGTAAAGGTTTTTACGGCGACCGATAACGCAGGTTCCCGCCCCGGCTCGCCTAACTGGTTACATATTGAGATATCTCCCGAAATGGCGTCCGACCCGGACAAGTTCGAAGCGGCTTGGCGTTCGCTTCCCAAGCCCCCCAAGGCTTAAAACGGATTACCCCCACACGGCCTTATAGGTTCGCTAGGGTTTTAGGACCCGACGAAAGGCGAAACCATGCCCGAAACATTTATTTATTTACCCCTAGTTGGCTATGTGCCACAAGACTTGAAAGCCGATACGCAGGTACTTATTCAAGTCTTTATAGACCCTGAA